ACGAGGCGGGTTCTAGTATTACCCCGCCTCGTTACACTACCTCGTTACATTTTCTCTCTCTAGAGAGAATGGCATCTAAGCGTTGGTGCTTTACGCTGAACTATAAGACAGCGTTAGAGAGAGAAACATTCATTTCTCTCTTCTCTCGCGACGAATTGAACTATTTCGTTTGTGGAGACGAAATCGCTCCCACTACTGGGCAGAAACATCTCCAAGGATATGTTTCGATGAAGAAATTAATTCGTCTGGGTGGATTGAAGAAGAAATTTGGATCTATTGCTCATTGGGAGATCGCTAAGGGAGACGATTTTCAGAATCGCGATTACTGTACGAAAGAAACCCTAATTGCAGAAATTGGGGCTCCGGTGAAGAAAGGCTCAAATCGAAGGAAGATTATGGAGATATACGAAGAAGATCCAGAAGAAATGAAATTGCGAGATCCGGATACTGCCCTTCGCTGTAAGGCGAAGAAATTAAGAGAAGAGTATTGTTCTGAAGTTTCGGTGTTTTCTCTTCGACCATGGCAAATTGAGTTACACAGAGCGTTAATGGAGGTTCCTGACGACAGAACAATTATTTGGGCGTATGGCCCAGATGGAGGCGAAGGTAAATCTACCTTCGCGAAAGAATTAATCAAATATGGTTGGTTTTATACTGCAGGAGGAAAGACCCAGGACATACTGTATATGTATGCGCAAGATCCTGAAAGAAATATTGCGTTCGATGTACCCAGGTGTTCTTCGGAGATGATGAACTATCAAGCAATGGAAATGATGAAGAATAGAGTATTTGCAAGTACAAAATATAGGCCTGTAGATCTTTGTATAAGAAAGAAGGTTCATTTAATTGTATTTGCCAACGTGGCACCTGACCCCACAAAATTAAGTGAGGACAGAATTGTAATTATCAATTGTTGATTAAATGAATAATATATTATTTTATGGAACTCCGTAGCGCCAGCTGTCCTTTTTTTGGAGAGTGTCCAAAAAAACCTCGTTACACTATATAT